CGCAGTGTAGACCGACAAAACTTTTCGGTTGAAGCGTATAACAACGCAATGCAAGAAATGGTCGTTTGCGGCGTAGGCGCATGGGAGCTTTATGCGGATTACGAAACAAGCGCGCTCGGTGACAAGCTCCAAACACTCAAGCGACGCCCTATTTATGAGGCAAACAACAAGGTGTTTTGGGACCCAAACGCCAAAATGCTTGATAAGTCAGATGCAACTTACGTATCAGCGCTGGAGAGCTACTCAGAAGATGGATACAAGGCGCTGGTGGCTAAGCTGTCTAACATCCCAGAATCTGACGTTGTTATTTCAAACTTTGCGTCACCTAATCAGTCGTTTGCATTCCCATGGGTGTCTGGCGATATTTATTACGTCACGCGGTTCTTCCATAGCGAAGTTAAAGAAGAGAAAAACATATTTTTAACTGACCCGCTAGGTCAGGAAATTGTTATGCGTGATTTTGATCTGGCGAAGATCGAAGACGAGCTGATCGACGCAGGCTTTGAAATCACTGGAGAAAAGAAGGTAGAGCGCAATGTTGTTACGCTCTATATCGCGTCTGGAAGCGAGATAATCTACAGTGCAAGGATTGCAGGCCAGCACATTCCTATCGTTCCTGCTTACGGCGAGCGCGCATTCATAGAGGGTGAAGAACATTACGAGGGCGTAACACGACTCGCAAAAGACCCGCAACGCTTGCGCAACTTCCAGCTATCATATCTTGCCGATATGGTCAGCAGAAGCCCACGCCCAAAACCTATATTTACTAGTGAGCAAATATCAGGCTTCGAGTTCATGTATGAAGCAAATGGCGCGGATAACAACTACCCGTACCTGTTGCAAAACATGGTTGATAAGACTGGCAGGCCACTACCATTGGGGCCTGTTGGTCAGCTGCTAGATCAGCCAATTCCGCAAGCCTTGGCGGCAAGTATTGATATAACTCGTGGAGCTATTGAGGATGTAGCTGATCCGGGATTGCCGCAAAACATCGCAGACAATGATCTAAGCGGGAAGGCGGTTGTTGCGTTGCAAAACATGCTAGACCGTCAGACTTATGTCTATCAAGACCACATGAAATTTGCAAAACGCAGGGATGGCGAGATATTCGCAAGTATGGCCTCAGAGGTTATTGATACGCCACGAGAGGTAACATTAACGCTACCAGACGGGACGCGGAAAAAAGCTAAGATAATGGATACCGTTGTAGATAAGCAGACCGGCGAAATTATTGCTGTTAATGACATCACCGGCCTAGAGTTTGACGTGTTCGCAGACATCGGCCAGTCATACACTACACGCAAAGAGCAAACACTAGACCAGTTATCGACTGCAATTGCTGATCTATTGCCGCAAGACCCACTGCGAAATATCCTGATGCTTAAAAAGCTAAAACTTATGGGCGGTGTTGATTTTGATGATGTCCGTGATTATGCGAATAATCAGCTTGTTTTAATGGGCATTCGCAAGCCAGAAACGCCAGAAGAAGAGCAGTTGTTAGTTCAAGCTCAACAGTCGCAGCAAGGCCAGCAAGACCCGAACATGGTGTTGGCAATGGCAGAAATGAAAAAAGCGCAAGTTCAGGAATTTGAACTTCAACTAAAACAGCAGGCGCAACAAATTGACGTTATGAATCTACAGCAGAAAGCTTCTGTTGATGGTAATGACGCGCGATTAAAGGAGGCCGAAATCATTTCAAACATACGCAACAAGGACGCCGATACAATCAAGAAAATGGCAGAAGCAGGAAGCATTCAAAACCAAAGCGTAGGGTATCAATTAGACACGCTATCAAAGCTTGGGCAAGGATTGCGAGGGAGAGCAACACAGTAAAAACAAGCCCGCTTCGGCGGGTTTTTTGTTGATGCCAATAAATAAAATGCCAGTTATTTTGAAAGTTTGCGCACTTGACAAAGACAATGGTAATATATAGCTACGCTCGCATGACGGTTTCATGCACCCATACACAGTGGGTTATCTGTGGTTTACCGTTACCAAAACGAGGTTATAAATGGCCCAAAGCCTAAAAGAGCTGAAAGAGGAAAACGCGAAATTATCGTTAGAAAGTGCCGACATTCCGCAAACTGCCGGTAATGAGTATGGCGAAGATGACGTGGGCGAAGTTGAGCATGTAGTGCATGATGACAAAGCGGAGTCAGAAAGCGCGTCAAGCAAACAAACTGAGTCTGAATCTTGGATGCAGAGCGAGGAAGAAGTAGAGGCCTTGCATGAAGGTAAGGATGTCCCGTTAGCGGCACACATTAAGTTGCGCGCAAAGCTAAAGGGCAAGCTCGATGACAAGGAGATGGAGCTAAAGACGTTACGCGAGGAAGTCGAGTCGCTAAAGTCTGGCATTAAGCCAGCGGCGGCATTATCAGGCAAACCAAAGCGTGAAGACTTTTTCTCTAGTGACGACCCTGAAGAAGCTTATCTGGATGCGATGTTAGAGTGGAAATCAATCCAGTCAAACAAGAGTCGTGAGCAAGAAGACATGACGCGCAAGCAGCGAGAAGCACAGGAGCGCCTTAACAAACAAGTCGATGAGCACTACCTTCGGGCGGCAAAGCTGGCAGCTGAGAACGGAATTTCTGAGGAAGTTTATCGATCAGCAGATCAGAAGGTGCGCGAAACGTTAGACGCAGCAATGCCAGGTTATGGTGACATGGTTGCTGAAAACATTATCGCCACAGTTGGTGAAGGCTCTGAAAAAGTGATGTATCACTTAGGGCGCAATCCTTCAAAGCTTAAAGCGCTAAAAGATTCCTTTCTTTCTGACCCGACCGGACTAAAAGCGGCGGTGATGATTGGGGAAATCAAAGGCGATTTAACATTTGCCGCCAAAAAGAAAACACAAGCACCAGCGCCAACGCCATCCATAAAAGGCGACGAAGGATTGAGCGCTTCTGATACTGCTCTTTATCGCAAATATAAAGAGGCGCACAGTAAAGGAAACTCTCAACTAGCGTTTCAAATTAAGCGACAGGCGAAGGCATCAAATGTTAATACTCGTGAATGGTAAAGGATAAATCATGGCTAATATCACCGGCAAAATTGCCGAAGTACTTTTTGAAAGCTCTCTTGATACTATCAAAGATCAAACTATGTTGGTTGATCTTGTATCCCGTTTTGAGCCAGAAGGCGGCGGCATGCAAAACTCTAACAACGTCGTATGGCGTCCAGTAGAGCAGCAAGCCACTATTTTAGATGGTTGGGATTTAACTGGCCAAGAAACCGGCATTATCGAAGAAACCTACCCAGCAATCTTGGGCACTCCTAAAAACGACTTTGTGTCCGTTCGTGCAGATGATATGCGCGACATGGATTTCTGGCGTCGTCGCGGTGTGCGTTCCGGTATGCAGCAAGCTACAGAGCTGAACAAGACAATTGCTAACGCCATTGCCACCCAAGGTTCTTTGGCTTATAAGTCTGCCGCCACTTCTGGCTATAACTTTATTGCTGAAGCTCAAGCTGTTATGAACGAGCAACAGCGCAACCAAACTAGTCGCCACTTTGTGCTGAATGATCGTGATACTCTGAAGTTCTCAAGCGACTTAGCAGCACGTCAAACCCTGCAGGGCCGTCCAGATGAAGTGTGGCGTACCGGCCAGATTGGCGCGAACGTAGCTAGTTTTGACGTCCATACCGGCTCTTTCCTGCCAACCTTAGCGGGCGGCGCCGACCCTGCAACAACTGTTACCGGCAACCAGTCTTTTGCACCCCAAGGTGGTTCTGTTGACGCTGCAACAGGTATTGTTACTAACGTTGATTATCGATCTGCAACCATTGCGGTGGCAGCATCGGCGTCTTACAACGTTGGCGATAAAATTACGTTTGCAAACGGCGGTACAGCGGTACAGGCTGTTGGTTCCTCTGATAAAGTTGCAACCGGCCAAGCGCGAACCTTTACCGTTGTTGCAAAACCAACTGGCACCAGCATTACGGTATATCCAAAACCGATTGCCGTTGATGATCCAGCATTGTCAACACTGCAAAAGGCTTACGCAAACATCAACACCCGTATCCTGAACGGTGCGACTGTAAACCGGATCAATACCGCCGCGTCTTACAAAACCAACCTGTTCTTTGATATGGATGCAGTTGAGGTTCTGTCTGGCAGTATCCCAGCGGATCTGATGTCGAGCTTTGCAGGCAAGAAAGTAATTTCCGAGAACATGAGCAACGGCCAAAAAATGTACATGGTCTATGATGGCAACATCAATGATATGACATTCCGTTACCGCATGTTCACCTGGTGGGGTGTTACTGTGCGCGACCCAATGCGCTGCGGTGTAGCACTGTCAGTGTAAGCCAGACAGGGGGCTTCGGCCCCCTTTTTTTACATGGGGGGATTATGGCTGTTTTGATTTACAAGCAAGAAGCTAGCGGAGAGTTTACAGAAAGCTTTTGTGAAGCGCTCGATCTGCAAGCTCATTTAGACAACGGTTTTTTGTTAGAGCCAAAAGCACCTGTATTGCAGGCTGACACAAATAAATCCGGCAAGCTGTCATCTTCTGAAATCCGTGAAGCAGCAAAACTGGCAGGAATTGAGAATTACGAAAACGCCAGAATTAACACATTAAAAGAGAAGCTAGGCTATGGCGACTAAGGGAAGCATTGTTGACGGTGCATACTCACGACTTAGAATTTCAGGCTTGACCGATAGCGCAACACCGGCCGAAGTCGCACTTGCGCTTGATGTGCTCGAAGACATGATGGGTAGTTTTGAGGCTGGCAATATTTCACTTGGGTATAATTTTACTGAGTCGCCCGACACGGCTGACGAGTCAGGCATTGATTACACACAGATTGGACCAGTTAAAAACCTTTTGGCGTGTGAGCTTGCTTTGCACTTTGGCAAGGAATTAACACCTACATTAGCACTAATGCAAGGCGCTGGAATGTCTTCTTTGTATGCGTTTACAGCACAGACAAGACAGGTGCAGCCGCCTCGGAGAATGCCGCGCGGGTCTGGCAATATGCGTCTACAGCGTGTAAGTAACTTTATGATCCCAGTCGTTCAGCCGCCAATTTCATACCAGACAAACTATATGTCTATCGGAGATATAAACGACTTTTCGCAAAGCTTTGTTGACTGGCTTGGGTCTGAGTCGGTAACTACTTACACTTACACAAACACGAGCGGCCTACTTGTTAGCAATGACACAGAACTAAATGGAGTTATCAGTTACCGTGTAGAATGTCTTCAGTCGGCTGCGAATTTTGAAACAGTAACTTTTACTATTACAACAGACACAGGCCGCATAAATAATGTGACTGTTAACTTTAACTGCTCATAACAAGGAAAGTTTATGGCTTTTAATCAAGAGTCGCTAGACAGGGTTGCGATACAGTCGCGCGGTATTTTTAACAAATACGTCTATGAAACAAGCGACAGTAAAGCAGATGTGCTAGTGGCGGGATACTTTTCACAGTCTAGGTTTTCCATCATTGATAATGACGAGACAAACGGCAAAGGATGGAATCATGGAATTATTGAGTGCAATTGTTCTGATGGCGTAGTTATTGCCCAGATTGATGGCGCAACCGGAAGCGCGAATTTAATCCCAGCTAGTGGCAATGGGATTGCTCAAGTATCTATAACGCACCCAGCCGTCAACTACTTTGTTACTGTCGTGGGAACTGGTACGGCAGACCTAAACCCAGCATCGGGCGGTTATGTACAAGTACTAAATGGTTTTGCAGAGACTCTAAATAAAAATGGAGCATTCATCACGCTTGCAGATGGTCGTGTGCAGGTATTAAACGGTGGCGTTGTGCAGATCACTGGGTTTGCTGACGTGTCTCACTCAGAAAACAATACGCATGTAGGCGCTGCGTTTTCGGTAACTCGTGGCGGCGTTACTACGCTATCGGCTCGCGCAGTTCACTCCAAGCTACCAAATAAGCTACCAAATACAGGGGATATTGGTAACATATCTGGCACCGGAACGTTTGTTGCGCAAGCTGGCGACATTCTCGGTCTGGCACTGGCAAGCAGTACCAGCGGGAACGTATCAATAATATCAAGCTCACTTGTATTTAGCCTTATAGGGATAAACTAAAATGGCAGCAAAAAAGAAAGCAGTAAAGAAGCCAGCAATCATGGTTGAAATTGAGATCGGCGAAGGCAAAAAGAAGGGCAAGAAAAAAGGCTGCTAAAGGTATGAGCAGGCGAGGTTATCATAAACCCTGAATATCTTTTCTGGGTGTTGTTTTGATAGCCTCTCTGCACGGCCAACGGCGTTGTGTTTTATGTCAAAGCATGACTCTTGCCGAGTAATTGTTGCGCCTTCTAAATGTCTTGTTTCTATAACTGAAAAACGCTTAGCATCCATGCCAAAACCTATAGAGAAGTAAAATGCAGATACCAATGTTAAAGGGCGACAAGGTCGGTAGCAACACCGATTACAGAGATGGCCTGCTAACCAATATGTACGCAGTTAAGCGCGATATTTTGGGGGCAAAAGGCTATGTGTTGTCGTTTTACGGATTGTCTGAGTTTGCATCCGGTAGCGGCATTGATCGAGGCGGCAAGTGGGTGTCGCGTGACGGCCTTGAGGGTCACTACAGGGTATCTGGCACAGACTTCATTCGCATTGATGCTGGTGGTGCGGTGACGGTGTTGGGAACAATTCCAGGGAGCGCCCAAGCAAGCATTGATTTTTCATTTAATAATGTGGCTGTGGTAGCTGATGGCAAATTGTTTTATTACAACCCGACTGACGGCTTCCGCCAAATGGCAGACCCAGACATAGGCGCGCCAATTGATATTGTTTGGGTTGATGGGTATTTTTTCCTGACAGATGGCGAAACAATTTACCATTCAAACATTTTGAATGAAGAGCAATATGAGCCACTGGCCTTTGCAAACGCAGAGTTTATGCCGGATTCTTCCCGTGGGCTTGGCCGCACAGAAGAAAACGAGGTTCTTGTGTTTGGTGAGTTTTCAAAACAATCGTTTATAAACGTTGGCGCTACACCATTTGCTTTTCAGACAATCCCACGTAAAAACCAAAAAATAGGTATTCTTGGCGTCCATTGTAAAAAAGAGTTGAACGGGAAATGGTACACACTAAGTCGGCGTGAAAATACAGCTCCATCCTTCCATATTATTAGCATCGGTACAGAACAATCACTTTCCACAAGGGAAACTGACGTTATATTGCAGTCTTACACTGATGACGAATTATCGACATCAACCGTCGATGCGTTTATAGATGGCAACGTAACATTTATTATGTTCCACCTACCAAGTCATACGCTTGTATTTAATGAGTCAGTTGCAGAAACATTTGGGCTAGAGTCGTCTTGGTCGATACTGAAGACAGACACTACCGGCGACCTAACCTATCGTGGCCGCAATATCGTTCGTGACCCAAGAAACGGGAAATGGCTCATTGGCGACAAGCGTGATGGCAGCGTCGGTGAGATAGATAGGACAATCTGCACCCACTATGGCGCTATGGTTGAGTGGCTTATTCATACCCCAGCGGTAATGCTTGAAACCGGATCAATCAATAAACTTGAAATAGAAACAATTCCTGGCGTTTCACCTGATAACGATGCAACTGTTTTTATATCTATGTCGCAAGATATGCGCGCCAATAGCATGGAATACAGCAAGGAATATGGCATGAATAATCAGTTCGGATTGCGCTTCATTGTGCGGCGCTTGGGGTATGTCAGAAGCTGGGTTACGTTTCGGCTGCGCGGCGTGTCACGGTCGCGCATGGCGTTTTCTAAGTTTGACATAGAGGTTAGCTAATGGCCACACTTGCACAGCAGCTTCAAACGTTACGGCCTAGTGCTTCTGACCTTAAACGCTTAGGGTGGCCAGACTGGCTAGTTAACGATTACCTAACTTTGCTGGAGAATTTAATTCTTCTAGCCAGCAGTGATGACAATTTCTTAATAGTTTTAGATCAACTGCAAATTGATCTGGACGCCCTGACGTTACGGGTTGGCGCTACAGAGGTTGATATAGCGGCGCTAGATGTTCGCGTCACTACTAATGAAGCCGATATTCTGCAAGTCACAACAGACTTGGCTACGCATGTTGGCGGGACTAGCGAGCATGGTGCGACCGGAAACATAGTTGGCACTAACGACTATTGTACTGAGGTGACTGGCGGCACTGTGTTGCGGGCTGCCATATCATCAAACGCTGTCGTATCAACCGCAACAGTGGCGCTACCAGCGGTTGGAGCAGCTCCAGCGGCATACTCGCAAGTTTATGCCCAAGAGCAGTCGGATCTTATTAACGATATTCGCACCAACCACAATACAGCCGTGGCAGATTTAAATAATGCGATTGGCGTCATTAATGATATAATCGCAAAAGCAAAAACAGCCAAGCAAATGAGCGTATGATTATAATTCAGCGAATCAGTAGCACAGTAGCTAGCGAGATTATCGCAGATAGCGAGCTATCTAGGCGAGTGTGCGACGACTTGACTAATTTTGATCAAATCGAGCTTCCTGAATCTGATTTTTACTTTGGTTTTTTCCTTGAAAGTGAATGCATAGGCTTTGTGCATTTATCACCCGAAACCGCTGTTACGTATGTTATTCATATAAATATAGTTGTTGGCTTTCGGCATCTTGCACTCGATTGCGCAAAGATGTTTTACAACTTCGCACTAAACACCTTTGCGCCAAGCTTTCAAAAGCTTATATCAAAGATTCCGGTAACATTCCCAGACGTTTATGGGTTCGCCAAGAAGTGCGGCTTTCAGGACGAAGGACTCGACCGCAAATCAATATTACGTGAAGGCGTGTTGATCGACCGCTACGCACTTGGCATAACAAGAGAGGAGATTAAGAAATGGGTGGAGCTGTAGCTAAAATAGACCCGACAACAAGTAGTGGCCTGACCAACCTTGCCCTTGGCGGTCCTGTTGGTGGTATGCTTGACCCTGATAAGTTGCTCCAGAAGATTGATGACACGGTAAGCGGTCAGGCACAAAAGGACGCTGCACGAGACGCGCTTGCAGCGCAAGAAGACGCAAATAAGCAGGCCATTGCACTTGCTCGTCAGCAATATGAAGATTTCCAAGCAATGACTGCACCATATATCCAAGCTGGGGAATCATTTCTACCGCAACTTACTGCGTTCTTAGACCCATCGGCGCAAGATGCCTTCCGAAAAGAGTCATTAAATACAGACGCATTTAAAAGCATTATCGACCAAACAACACAGCAGTTAGCCGCTGCCGGTGCAGCAACAGGCGGCCTTCGTTCTGGAAATATGCAGGACGCAATTGCCAAATCAACGTTCCAGCAGGCTCAAGCCTACGGCGACACCGCAGTGCAGAATCGCCTAAACCAACTAACACAAGGCGTCAATTTAGGATTGGGCACATTAGGCACAACAATGAACGCACTTGGTCAGGCTGGCCAAAGCGTTCAGCAGGGCATGATTAATCAGGGCAATATCGCAGCGCAAAAAGCCATTGCATCAGCACCAACAGGCATAAGCCCTTGGCTGCAATTAGCTGGCACTGGCGCACAAATTTACGGAGCGATTATCTAATGGCACAAGCACCTGACATTCTAGGATATCTAAACCAGCCAAGCCAATTCAACCAAGGTTTTGCAGCGCTTGGCCAGGGTATCGCCTCCGTGGCCAAAGCTAAAAAGGCGCAAGAGGCCGAACAAGCTGCGCAACAAGAAAAGGAAGCGGCGATTGCAGGGCAAAAAAACGCAGCAATGAAGCTGGCCGCAATGGAGCAGACAGAAGACCCCAATATCAGGGAGCAGCTGTTTATAGAAGCGTATCAGTTAAGCCCTAATTTCGTTAAGGGGTTTATTGATAGCCACAAATCAGTATCAGAAGACAAGACAAAGCTCCAACAAGGAACTGGCGACATGTCAGGGTATAGTTTTAACCCAGATACCGGAAAATTTTCTTTGCAAGAAGACATTGCGGCTGCATTAAAAGAAAAGGCGGCGGCTATGTCGGCAGAAAAAACAGCTCTTGATGCAAAAGACAGGCTTAGCATTAACAAGGATGTAACAGGTCTTATTTCTGGCTCAAATCAAATATATAAAGCTGCACAAGACCTAAAAACGCTAAAGGCTTCTAGTTCGCCTACGTCGCAACTTGCAGCCGTATTTAAGTTAATGAAGGCATTAGACCCGACATCTGTTGTGCGCGAAGGCGAGCAAGACCAAGCGCGCTCAACTGGTGGTGCTGCGGATTATTTAATTGGATACGCAACAAAGCTGCAAGGCGGCGGCTCATTGCCAGAAGGCGTATTTACCGACATGGTAGATACAGCATCTAATCTGGCCAATTCTGCAATTGTGTCAACAGAGGAAGAGATAAACGACTATTTAGATACATTTGGAGAATCAATTCCAACTGACTTCAAAGAGTCGCTAAAAAGGCGAGTACCTAAAAAAATTGCAGCCCCATCAAAAACATACCAAACAGCAAAGTATGGCACCGTTACCGAGTCTGACATTCAGCAAACAATGAAAGATAATGGCATGACTCGCGCGCAAGTGTTGAACAAGCTAGGGGTTAAATAATGGCGAGAAATTTGTTTGCAGAAGAAACCATCCAAGCTAGCGAGGAAGCTGAGAATCCGGTTGGGCGCAACATCTTTGCCGGTGAGTCTCAAAAAGAGCTTTCTTCAACTCCCATTGGTGATGTATTTGCAAAAGACCCAACTATTGGAGCAGCTGAAAACATTCTTAGCTTTGCTACTGGAGCGATTGCTGAACCACTAGCAGGCTGGGCCGGCATTGTTCAATCAATCAATCCTTGGGCGTCTGAGGGTGCAGGCGCAAAGGCGGTTGAGTCTGTAAAAGATACGTTAACTTATGAGCCTAAAACAGATATAGCTAAAGATCAGGCGGCGGGTTTTGGCAGTGCTTTGCAGAAGGTGCTAAGTTTAGCCAACATCCCAATATCTGGATTGGCTGGATTAACTGAGCTTTTGACGGGGCAGGGCGTAGACCAAGCATCAAGCACAATTGAGAGCGTACAGCAGAAAGGGCTTGGAGACACAGCAGGGGCGCGCGTGCATGAAGAAACAGGAAGCCCGCTTGCGGCTACTATAGCTGGCACGACACCAACGGCATTGCTTGAAATTGCTGGGGTGAAGGGTGCAGGAAAACTTAAGACTGGAGAAGTTCAGCAACCAGTGGAGGTAGTTAAAAAAGCAGATTCAGAGCCGCCTAAGTTTGATGGGACCGACATTCGCGCCACTTCTGGGGAATTGACACAAGATACTGCCCAGCTAAAAAAAGAAGCGTACCTGTTGGAGCAAACAGTAAATGACGCTGGCGACGAAATGCGCAATTATAAGCTTGCACAGAGTGAGGAGATTAAGAAGTACCTAGAAGGGATAACAGATGCAGATGCCAATGAAATAGGCAGTACACTAAAAAGTGCATTAAACTTGCGCAAAAGCAGTGTGAAATATAAGCGAAAACTAGCCTATGACAAGCTTGCAGAAGTTACAAAAGATCAAAATGTGCAGCTAAATACAGAAGTCATGGCAATGGCTTTGCCAGACAAGGGTGATATCAGGGATTTTGCCGCTACAAATCCTGGGCAATTCAAGGCGCTTAGCGGGCTGATGACAGAGTTCGGTATTGACCTAACACCTGCATCTGTTGAAGCGGCTAAAAAGGCAGGCATTGAAATAACTCCGCTTAGTGTTGCAAACGCAGAAAGAATGCGGAAGCGGTTAAATGCTATTGAAAAGTCAGACCAAACAGGGCAAGCCGCGCGTTTTACTGGCCCATTAAAAGAAGCTCTTGACGGGGAGTTTGATCTTGCATCAAAAGCGCTGGAAGCTTCCGGCAATGAATCAGTAGCCAAGGCCGCAAAAGAGGCGAGACTTAGCCATGCAGCGCTAAAAACAGAGTTTGATGAAGCGGGCATGGTCAGCGCTCTAATTAGCGATAAAAGCAGGGTGTCAAATATCCCAAAAATTGAGGAGAGTCAGGTATACCAGAAGCTTGCGGCCAAAAGTACGCCAGTGGAGCAAGTTAAAGCGGTTGTTAAGTCACTTGATAGAGCTGGCTCAAAGGGACGGCTTGCCAAATCTCAGTTAAAGGCTGGTATTGTCCTTGACCTGCTAGACGATGCTTTTAAAGCTAAAAGCCGAAAAGTTAAGGGTGAGCGCATATTTGGAGCTAACGCCTTTGCGTCTAGGTTTGACACCCTTGAGCCAAAAATAAAGGCAATCATGTCTGAGGAGGAATTCCTAAAGCTAAAAAAGATGCGCGACATATCGGAAAAACTAATTCCGCCAAGCGCAGCAATGCCTAAAGGGTCGGCTGGGTTTTTTATTGATAACCTTGATAGAATTGGGGCTATGGCGCTACTTAGTAAGATTCCTGGCGCTGGCCCAATAATGTCCAATGAACTCAGGACGCTTGGTGCAGCTGCAAAGGACAAACAAACACTTAAAAAAGCGCTGAAAAACCCAAAAACAAAAGAGCTTTACAACTTGCTCGACAGTGACTACCCAGTGCTTTTTTCAGCATTAGGATTGTCTCAGATAGACGTAGAAAACGAAGACCAAAATCAAAATCAATAAAGGTTTAAGCCATGAACAACGTAGTCATTAACCCATACGAGTATTTCGCAGACCCAACAAAGGGACGCCCTATTTTTAATGGCTCTATTTATGTTGGAATACCTGATACAGACCCAGAAGTGCCAGCAAACCAAAAACAGGTTTATGCGCGCCAAGAGAATGGCACTGAAGTTGCTATTCCTCAGCCTATCACTACAAATGCTGGTGGTTATCCGACCTATAACGGGTCTGTGATTGGTATTATTGTTGATGGCTCTTACTCGATAAAGGTTAATGATAAAAACGGAGTTCAGGCATTATATTGTGCAGATCGTTTTTCTTGGGATTACTCCAACCCAAATGATTTGCTAGTAACAGCCACAGGAACAACTACACCTAGAACTATAGGTAGTCGGTTTGGCTCTGATGTTGACGTAAGAGACTTTGGTGCCTTGCCTTATCCAGCAGATAACACACAGGCATTCAAGGCTGCCTTAGCATACGCTGGACGTACTGACAATGATGTTAGTATAGTTCGTGCGAATGGTAAGCACCTATTGTCTGAAAGACTAGAGATACCCAGAGGTGTTACACTACAGGGTAATGGTATAGATTATTGGGACACTTGGCGACCTGACGAGGATAGGTTAATAAAAAGGATGGACAAAGGTACTCACCTACTATTCACAGGTATTGGTGAGAAAAATCTATCATGTATCAACCTAGAGAACACGAAGACACCAAAGGTTGTTGATACAGTGACACATGAGTTTACTCACTTCACTAACCAAGATTCTGTTGGTGGTGCTCCCGCCACAGCTAAGCTGTTCTCTGCCGCTGTGATTCTTCAAGAGAACTCTCAGATAAAGGACTTACGTATAGTCCCTGAGCATGAAGGAGTAGATGGGTATAATGTATTTACAGGGACTGAGCTTGGCTCTAATTGGGACGTAGGTGTATGGGCAAGAGGCGCTAATGAAGCTGTGGTTGAGAATGTTCAAGCTGTGGGTTATTGGCGTATGGCTGGTTTCCTAGTTACGGAGAATGATGGTACATTTGAGCAGAAAGGTAACAACCCTGAAAGACTGCGTGTTAGTAACTGTCAGTTCCAAGGTATTCGAGGGCTGCTTGTAAGGAATGGTGCACAGCATGAAGTAGTTGCTAATACGAACACAACAATAGATATTGTTTACAATAATACATCCACACTAACATCACAGAATACTTTTAGGATTCTTGCTAACTCTACGTACTACACGTTCACAAGTTACTCAATCCAATCTGGTAATTTAAGACTAGAGGGTGTATCACCAAATCTACCTGCGAATGTTGGTATATTAAGATCACCTAGTATGGGTAATAACCTTAACGGTACTATATTTACTAACTGTCAAATAGGTGCATTTGAGCATAGCTCTAAAGTTACATCGCAGTCTTTAGGTCTCCCAGTTGCGGCGGCTGTTGAAATAGATGGCTTCCCGCTACGTGGGTTGAAGTTCTTGAACTCAAAGTTCCAGTCAGTGTGGGATAGTGGTAATACGCTATTCGGGGATTGTAGAGACTTACAAATGGTTCTCGGACAGTTTGAGGGTGGTAGCTTGATAGCTTATGATTCTTCACAAGCTCCTATATCCACGACTGAAAACCTAAGATTTATAAGCACACAAGTAGCGCCAAATAATGTAGATGGGTTTACACCACGAGATCATTTCGATGACATGAAGCTATGCCCTACTCAATTCACAGACAGTAGTACAAGGATTAGACCTGTACTTCCAGACGGTGATTTTATTATTCAGGATTACGAAGGTAATGACCTAGAACGGTACAGGCTGAGTGATGGGTATATAAGACGCTATGGTTATGATGGTGTGAACTACATGACATACAACGGAACTAATAGTAGCTTAGAGTTTCGTAGTAGTGGAGCAGCTTGGAAGAGGGAAAGTGATGGGGAAAAATTCTTTGAGTTCTTTTCAGGTTCGGGTAATGGTACTTGCTTAGCTAATTGGACGGTTGGTGGGACGCTTAATGTAACAAATGATATACTGCCACGAACAGATAATACCACAGACATAGGTAGAACCACTGAGGGTCTTAAGTATATTTATATGCACGACCAAACCACTGGAGTACCTAGACGGGTATCTTTAGTCAACGGTGTGCTGACAGTGTTATAATGCACTACATCACACAGCTTATAATAAAGATAATGGATACACATGACATATAAAGTTGATAAGAGCCTACTGGTTGATTAAGCGAGCACATACATACTAATAATTAAAGGAATAATATGGCTAAGTGCTTACTACAATGATTACAATCCGCTTCCTAGAACACGCAGTCATCGCGCTGCTTGTTCTGGTTGCGGGTTGTGCTTAAATCGCGCTACTGGTGGCTGCACCAGATTGATCACAACCACGTTGAGAACAGCGTTAACCTTAGCGTTGGTTGCGACTGCTTATCCGAAGACTTTGGCAACGACGGCGGCTAGGATGATGGATGAAACGCTGCCAAAGATCATCCAGTAGGCAGCGGTTTTTATCTTGTGGGCTGTGAGATTAACAATTGATTGTTCGGCTCCAGTAATTCGCTCGCTGTGATTGTCTAGTCGCGTTTCGTGGCTTTTAACCATAGCCAGGATTTCGCCGCGAGTGTCCGCGCTTTCTTTTGCAATCGCCGCCATGTGGCCGGATAATGCTTCTAGGTGACGCTCTGTGCGGGTGTTGCTATCGCGAATTGATTGATGAATTAAGACGAGATGGGAGTTCAGCTGATCTTGGGTAACGTGTTCAGTCATTTTGTTTGATTTCGGCAAAGTTGGACAATTGCCCAGATTATAACAAGTGTGCAAAAAACAAGCGACCCGACGATTTCCATTTCTAATACTCCGGCTAATGCCGGCGATTTTAACACGTCAAAAGCGTGATGAATGTCCTAAAAATGTAACAGAGGGGAAGAAATATGATTGCACTGGTAGGTAAGCTGGCTGGCGCTGTTGGTATGTGGTGGCTGCGTAAACATGCAGTAAATCAGGCGGTGGAACTGATTATTAGCGGAGCAGAAAAAGCTGCGCTAATGTCAGAAACCAAGCTTGACGATGACGCTGTGGCAAAGTTGCGCGCGGATAAGGATGAAATTATCCGCATCATTAAAAGCGTGTTGTAAAAGAAAAGGGGCCGAAAGGCCCCTAATTAAAACGCAGCGTGTTTACAAGCGCGCTGCACAGTGCAATCTCAAAAATAATCAACAAGCAAAAAAACAGGATAATTTCTTTTTGCCTCATCATACCGCCACCATCTTTTTTGCCCGTTCGATTTTTTCGTAATCGTCGCGGCACTCCGCATCGCAAAATAACCCGCTTTCCGGTAGGTGCATTCCGCAGTTGTAGCAGATTTTACGCTCTAATAATCGCGGTGCTGCCAACTGATTTTGTATTGCTACGTATGTTTGTAATTCTTCTAGCGAGCTTGCTTCGTCCGTGATGTCGGCCATGATTTACGCCTTAAAAAAGTGGAGTTTATTATTATTGGTTGGTTTTGTGTCGATATGCAGCCAACTTACACCGTCCTCAATGCGGGTGATATGCGGAACATACTCCAGGTTACGCAGATTGGCGCGGATTTCGTCAGCACTGATTTTGCTGAATTTTAAATCGAGCGCTTTACCTACACCGTGCATTGATCCCGGCGAATAGTGCGGGCTTTCAGTGGTGCGAAACCCAGACCATTTAAAATCCCCACCTAAATGCCAGTTGTTGCACGTCATCGGCCCGTAGCGGTTGCGCAGCCAATCGGCACCCATTAAAACCTGCTCATCAAATAATGCAAAAAGCTGCGCAGGGTCTTTAAACATGTCGTAAAGATCGCGTGGCACAATTTCCTGAATTATTAAGTGCTTAGGCACGTACATTCCAAAACTCCCTCATTCGTAAAATGTAATTGTATTTTTCAACATACCACTTTTTTTGCCGCTGGTCGTTGAATTGCGCAGGATTGTAGTTGTCGCGCTTAGTGTCTTTATACGCTGCCTTACATGCATCACTACGCAGGCGGTCGCGGTTGGTGCTCATTTGTCCCGATTATCCCTATCTAGCGCCCATGTAATGGCGAAGCTAAGTATAAGTACAGACTCACGGCTAATAGATGGTTCAGGCAACCCTCTGATAAAATCCACAAGAGGAAAAAGAAACGATAGGAAAAAAAACCATAAAGCAAAGCTTGAAAGTGTTGGGATTTTCATTTATCAAGCTCCTTAGCTGCACGCTCTAAATACCATGCAGCTTTTCGTAAATCCTGCGCAGTTTCGTCTTTTTTACCGGCTCGCCATGCGTATTTAATTGCATTTCCGCGGCAGCAAGCAACAAAGCCATCCAGCCCTAGCGCTGCCCGTATTGCATCAATGCACTCTATGCCGTTGTCTGTCTGGTAATGCGGCGGGTTGTTTACCATGTCGTCGTTTATCATTTATTTCCCCTCAATTAACCAAAGCAAGTCTTCTAGTGTTTTTATTTCCCGTGTACCACCTTCAATACCTGCCTCATAGCCTTTGGCGCCCATGTCATTGTCAAACTGATACCAGTTAAGCCAGTCACTGGCGTCGCCAACATTCTTTGCAACTGCCTCCGTATATTCTGACTGCATACGGAAAAGCGCGTCGGTAAAAGGCGACTCAACAAAACCGAATAGTTTTTCAAAGTCGCCAAATTGTTTGTCTACTGCTTTTGTTACCTGCTCCCACACTTGCATGGCTTTTAATTTATCGCCACTCATAATGTTCCCCATCATTCCCGTTTTGCCCGATAATATCGGCCCGATCTTCCGGCCACTCTACTAATTCAACGCGACCGAACCTGTCTGTTTTTTCCAGCTTGGCAGCTTTGCGCGTTAACATCGCCACTTGCAGCTTTAGCGCTGCATTTTCGTCTATCAGGTCCTGCATCTGCTTTTGCAGCTCATGGCGGTCAACGAGCGTACCGCAGCACTGCTCGACTAGTTCTGTTGTGTGCATTCTAGTGCTCCTTGTATTGCCAATTCCATAACCATGTCCTTAATATGGGACTCTACAATCTGCCCCACTGCCAGCACGTTTTCAAAGCCCATGTACTCTTGAGCACGTGTTACGCACTCGCCGGTTTCGAGCTCCGTTAGCTCTACGTCGCCGGTTAAGCAATCAACGCTAAATACGTACTTCTTGCTGCCGGCTTCGCTTAAACAACGCGCGCCAATGGCTTCGATTGCGTCAGCTGTTCGCTGCGTGTAAGTTGGTTTTAATTCGTTCATTTGCCCTCCTTGTTTTTAGCAACTATACCGCTTTTGCCGGTGCGCAGTAGTGGCAAAAACTACCAATTTTTAGTTGTTTGATTGGCAAAATGTTACAAATTACGTGAGGATGTTTTTGCTAATATTTTTTTTGAGGGGGTGTGGACTGATGCATTGGCATTAAAGTAAAAACCCAAAGAAAGAGACCTGGGGTGGTCGCCTCTTTGGGCTTTATACAGCGATTTTTTTATTAACCGCGCAGTGTAGGTTTGATCTTAACCTGTTAATGGATTTTATGTCAATAACTTTAAGTTAATTGGATTTAACTCTGTTTTGAAGCTCGATATCAGCATCATTCCAACCTGCCATATACCAGCAACCAACGTATAATTGGCAAAAACTACCAGCATTACAGGCATAAATTGCCGCCAAACCAACTAGATCGCGCAACCTTTTGACGCCATGCCGGGATGGTGTCATCTGGGTCTAGTCGCTGCCCATTGCGCAGCTCGCGGCGCTCTGAATCTACCAGGTATTGCAGCATTTTAGGGTATGTCCCTGGCAATTTCAGCGCGTTAAACGCATCTTTTCGCGTAGGATATTCGGCAATCATTTCTAGCAGCTCATCCCGTGTATATAGCCCGTGGAATTTCCCGCCGGTGTGTACTGCTTTGTTTTTCGCCACAGGGCTGCGCAGATCGCTTACCCGGATGCGCTTAGTCACAAGGTATGCTTTCACGTCGTACTGCGTAATGCCGCAAGCCTTCGCCGCATCTGGGATTGTCATTCCGCCTTTGATTGCTTGGATTGCTTTAATACATGCCTCATCATTTGACGCGTCGCGGCCATATTTCGACATTCCAACCTCCTCGCGTAGTTTGGTGACGTTGGTTCCATTGGCATTTAGTAATGACGCTATTGTTTTGTCATTAACGCGGTACTGCTCAGCAATGTTTGCGATGATAATTCCGCTCTGAATTTGCTTTTTTATGTCGTTAAAAAAGCGCTGCAAGCTGTGGTTGCTCATTTGTTACTACCTTATATTAAAACTCACCCGCCAATCTTATGCAGACTATGCGGGCGTGTAATTGGCAAAAACTACCAAAATCAGGCGTTTTGATTGGCAGATTCTGCCACTTGCTCAACAAATAACATTGCCTCTTGCCAGCCTGCGCACACTTGCACACGCTGCCCGACATCAATCAGGTATTTGTGCCAGTCGGCCTGCTCTGGTGAAACCCTGCCACCTTTTGCCTTTTTCATTTCAACCCAGCACAACCACTCTGGGATGAATAAATCAGGAACACCAGCGCTAACTCCCTCAGCCTTTAGTCTGGCGGCCTCACGTATTCCGCGCGACCCTCCGTTCGGTATTGCGAAAATTCGTACACTTGGCCAGCGCTTGCGGAATTGCGTAATAAAAAACCGTTGCTCTTCGTGCTCATCAGGTATATTGCCGTTAGAGTAATCAGGTTCAAAACGGGATGTCATGGGCAAACTCCTGGCAGGTTGTTTTTTTGTACATAAACTCAGGCGGAATTTCCTGCATGAATTTAACGCACTGGCCTTTCCGGTTTGATTCGCACAATGCGCACCGGGGTTTATTCAATTCGTGCCATAAATTATCCCGGTATAGCATCGCCTGCTCATAATCGTCACGGGTTTCAATGTCTGGAATCATGCCCAAGCCCTCTCTGTTAGTTCAAAATACTTTCCGCGTTTAAAGTATTTAATTAGCTCCGGAGGCTTTCCGGTGTTCATAAATAAAGCCGTATCGTCCATGTCGGATAGATTTGGCTCACCCTGGCAATGTGCGCTTAATGCTATTCTCTGCAATTGTGCGCGTGCCTTTGTGCCTGTAAAACCTTCATGCGTTATGCAAAAATACTCATCAATAACCGGATCTGAAATTCCGCCATAGTATTTAACCTTGACCATTTCCTTGCCGGTTTTACGGCTAACGTGGCACATCCACTTCCAATCGGTTACGCGCATATCAAGCGGGTCGATGCCCATTATATCGGCTGTGCTTAGTGTTAGTGCCTTTTCCTTCTTCTCCCATACATGGCCACACTCCTGGCACAGCATGCAACTTGTATGAACAAGCTCGGCACATACCGGGCAAGCTTTTGCCGGTGCTTCTCCGCCGCCTTCACCTGCTTTTTTTGGTGGTTGCACATCCACTATGGGGCCATGTCGCTCAACGTTTCCGGCAAAATCCAGCACCAGGCAATGGTCTGTGTGGCTCTTTAGCCTCATTCCTCGCCCAGCCATTTGCACATACAATGATGGCGACATTGTGGGGCGAAGAAATGCGATTAAATCAATATCGGGGAAGTCGTAACCAGTGGTTAATATGTCGCAGTTGGTTAGCGCCTGAAATTTTCCGGCAGAAAAATCATCTAGCATGGCGTCACGCTCCTTGTCTGACATTCCGCCATTCAGATAATTTGCACTAATACCCTGGGCATTTAATTCACTGGCGCAATGCTTGGCATGCTCTACGCCAGAGCAGAATAGTAGCCAGTGCTTTCTGTCGCCAGCTCTGGCAATTATTTCCGCTATTGCCTGCTTTGTTATTGCATCGGACGCGCTTTCTAATTGCCCTCGGATAAATTCGCCGCCGCGTTTTTTAACCTGGCTTGTGTCAATTATTGCCGTTGTTAACTTAGATTTAAGCGGCGCCAAAAATCCACGCTCTACAAGCTCCCTAACTGTTACCGGCTCGATTAAATCGCAAAACAAGGCGTCATCGCCTTCGTTTAACTTTCCTTGGCCGGTGCGGTATGGGGTAGCAGTTAAACCAACTACGCGCATAGCTGGGTTGATGTCATGTAATTGTTTGATTAGCTCCCTGTACTGGCCTCGCTCTTTGTTGTCGATTTTGTGGCACTCGTCAACGATGACTAAATCGCGCTTGCCAATAATAATGGCCTTTTTGTGCAGCGACTGAATACTGCCAAATGTTATGGCGTCCACTTCCCGTCGATTAAGTGCGCTGTTGTAAATTCCAAGTGGTGCGTTGGGCCAATGCTGGCGCATCTTTTCAGCATTCTGAGATATAAGCTCCTTAACATGGCTGAGCATTAAAATTCTTGTGCCAGGCCATGATTGCACGGCGTTTTTACATAGTGCAGCCACAATATGAGACTTCCCTGCGCCAGTCGGTAAAATTAGGCACGGGTCTCCATTTGGATTATCGCCAAACCAACTATAAAGCTGGTCAATGGCGCGCTGTTGGTAGTCCCTTAGCATTTTATCCCCTTGCAATTATTTTTGCGCCAAGCTCACTACGCAAAGCCTGGACATTGTTATCGGCGCACAATTCGCGGCCATTGATTAGTTCTGCGCTTGAATAGTGCCCATAACCATTAGCTATTTCTTTTCCGGCAATTTCATAAACAGGCGTAAATTCATCCACACTTCCAGCTAGTGGCCATGGCACTAAATCAATATGCAGTGCATGGTAATTGCATCCTGTCATCTGCGCATGTGTTGGTATTTCAGCACCCCATTTTGAGCACACAAAAACAGATTGCGGCAAGGCTGTTGAGTGGCAACAGGTGCGGCAGTTTACTTGCTGAGTTAGTTTTGATCCATGGCAAAAATCATGCGCTGCGCAAAACTTGCACTGATACCAGTCTGGCGATGCGCCTACGCATGGCTCTGGAAGGCGGCTTGCCATTGTTATGCGCATTCCTCGCTCAACTAATTTTTCGGCAACGTCTTTGATGTATCGCACCCGCTCAAAATAATATCGGTCGTCGTTTTTGCAAACAGCAGCGTATAGCGCTCGGTCAACACCTGTGCCGTGCATATAAACCTGAGTTTGTGCAAAGTGCATAGGTTTTGATTTTTCAACACCTTGTTTTTCTAAATCGTCAAATGATTTTAATGAGTGTGTTTTTATTTCAAGAACATGCGGTTTTTTAGGTGATTCAAAAACACCTGATTTAATTATTCCGTCTAAGCTTCCAGATATAAACGACCCAAAATCCACTCGAATTTGACGCCCGTCAACCTCTTCGGTGATAGACAAGCCTGCAAGTCGTAAATCACCAATAACACCAGCCTCTTCATTCTGTCCCCGACGAAACAGACGTAACATTCGGCCGTTAAATTTCTCAATAACTGCCCAACGAAAACTAAGCCACAACCATCGATCGCAATGATGGCCAAGCATAGATGCACCTAAATGCTGGCGCGGATTTTCTCGAATCTCTGCAATTTTGTTATCGATAATTGCCGCCAATCCATTTTTAGGCTCTGGAATTTTTGCCATATTTCCCCCAAAAAATAAAAGCCCCTATTTCTAGGGGCATAGTCTTTTTATTTCATCCAAGGCGCTTTTGCGCCTGTTGTTTGCGCAGGTGCTGCCGTTGGCATTACATTAGGCATTGCAGGTGCGCTTCCGGTTGCAGCCTTATAAGCGCTCACTTCATTTTTATCGCCATATTCCTCTGATTTAACAATTTTCAGCTTAACAATAAGACTGCCGCCGATTAACTGATCTGTGTCCTGAATTGATGGCAGACCGATTGCGCGCATAATTGCGCCAAGTTGTTGGCGGCCAATCTCCTCCGCTTTCTGACTGTCGTTTTTGATGTTTAGATTGCTAAACACAATGCGCCCCTGATGCGTTGGGCCGGTTACAGTCATTTTTAGCTTAATATACTGGCCTGTGCCTGACTTTGTGGCGGCAATCTCAGCACCTGAAATAGTTACGCCATAATCACCGGCCGGCAGCGGTTCAAAACTATTTGATTCCTGCGGCAGGTCGTTTACGTTTACGTTAAATCCTAAATTTGCCATGATTTTTTCCTTTTGTTTATTGTTTGTCGTTCAGTTCAATTGAAAAAGACGGGCGACCCGGCTTTGTTGTTATTGCGCCTAATAGCGGCGCAGTGATGCTTTCGTCTGCATCTTTCCAAGCCTTTGTGTTTATCTCAGGTTTCCACCGGAACAGGCTGCCAAGGTGTTCGGTTAAACCGTTTTCAATTGCGATTTCCTGCAATAAATCGGCGTCAATTGTGCGGTTCATGCGGCAGATAACTTTTACAACATAACCTTCATCTTTGATTGATTTTGAGCCTTCTGAGGCTTCGCTTATTTGATAATGCTTAATAAGCTTGTCCTCGATTTCTCGGCGCTTTTCTACGGCTATTCGCTCACATTCTTTGGCGTCAATCCAGTCTTTGTAGATGCTCATTTAAGCGCCCCTATAATATGGCCAAGGTCTGCAACCTCCCACATAGATAGCTTGCCTGCGGAGCGGTTCTTGGCTTGCCATAAACCGTCAGAATCACACATCAAGGCGCGCTGTGTGTTGCCTTCAGCGTCCTTTTCTACACGTAAAGCCATTACCAGATCAAAAAAATACGGCAAGCCTTGGCCCGTTTTGTTCCCGGGCATTGACGGTGCGTAGAGTATGCGGCCCATTTCGTCCTGGGTCTTTTCTAGTTTGGCTGTAAATAAAACATGCTTGCCTGGCAGATCGCGGAAAGCTCGGATAATGTCAGACATCTTTTCCTGCATTTCCCCATAAGCCTGTCGCGGGTCTTTTGCTCTCTTCTTTTCAGTGTTTAAGCAAACTTCAGCAATTTCACTGATTGAGTCTAGAGCCACACTATCAAACGTCTTGCCTTCATCGGTTGAAGTCAACCAGTTGTATGCCTCGAATAAATCATCCATGGATTTGATTTCAATGAACGGAATATCCGCTCCACTAATTGACAGCAAACCGCCCTCAGCACTTAAAACGATAGGGTTTGGAAGTGTTGGGATTAGTGAAGTTTTACCAGCACCGGCTTGTCCATAGACAAGCATTTTCACACCGTTGGCATGTAAGCCACGGGTGTTTTTTAGTTCAATTGCCATTTGTATTTTCCTTTGTTTAGCGGCCGGTTCGATTATCGGGTTGGCTGCATGGGTTGCACTTTATAGCGTGCAAATTTTTTTTGCAATAGTATTTGCAAAATTATTTTGCAAATACAATAATGGCCGCACTTATAACAAAGGCGGGCGAAATGAATACCAAAAAAATAATTGAATCACTGATTGAGCGAGGCTACAGCATTAAGCTTATATCAAGCGAAACCGGCATTAGTTATTTCAAGCTATACCGGCACATAAAAAACGATGGCCAATTAAGTCATGACGATGCCGCAAGGTTGGCGCATTTTAATTCAATTGGCACGGAGCGCCTGAGCTATGGCCAGCATAACTAGCATTTTCGGCGGTGATTTCAAAGCACCAGAACCACCAGCGCCTGAGTATAAAAAACCGGCTGATATACAACTATTAGATGCAATTGCCAGCCACGGCTATGAACAACCTGACTCCATTATTATGGATGGCAAAATCCACCGCTTTAGCACTGACGGCCGAAAATGGAAAGATTCCGGCTGGTACGTTGCTTATGATGGCAAAGTCTGCGCCGGTGCGTTTGGTGACTGGAAAGAAGGCACAGCTATTAACTGGCGTCAGGATATTGGCCGCCAGCTATCGCCAATTGAAGAAATGGAATATAGCGCAAGAATGCGCGATGCTAAAAAACGCAGGGAAGAGGAAACCGCTAAGAAGCATGAAACCGCACAAGATATAGCAGAACAAATATGGCAAGGCGCAAGCAATGCCAGCAATGATCACCCATACCTGGCGCGCAAGGGAGTGCAAAGCCATGGCCTGAAAGTTTCTGGCGATGGGCGCTTAGTTGTACCGATGTTGGCAGATACTGGCGAGTTAGTTAGTTGCCAGTTCATTAGCGCCGATGGCGAAAAAAAATACCTAGGCGGTGGTAAATCAGAGGGCGCGTTTTTCCCAATTATGGGCAGCGGAGAGACGGCATATATATGCGAAGGCTACGCCACAGCGGCAACCGTTCATGAAGTGACTGGGGCCAGTGTATATATAGCGTTCAGCTCGGGGCAATTATCTGCCGTGGCGGGCATTGCAAAAGCGCGTGAGCGAGGCATTGTCATTGTTGCAGATCACGACCACATAAACCCAGCAACAGGCACACGACCAGGTATTGTGGCGGCAGAAAAGGCAGCAAAAGAGCACGGCGCGAGGGTCGTTGTGCCGCCAATTGAAGGCATGGATGCAAACGACTATCACGCAGCTGGGTATGACATTTTAGCATTGCTAAATCCACCAGCGGCCACTGATTGGCTAATTGATGCCAACGATTTTTGCAGCCAACCGTCACCAATCCGTTGGCTTATTAAAGGACAATTGCAGCGTAATGCCTTAATTATGGTGCACGGCCCAAGTGGCGGTGGCAAAACGTTTGTTGTGCTAGATATGTGCCTACACCTGGCCGCCGGATTAACAGACTGGCATGGCTCACCTTGCCGCCCAGAGCCGGTAGTATATCTAGCCGGTGAGGGCCATCACGGATTACGCGGCAGGTTGGCAGCATGGAAGCAGCACAACAATGCAGGGCATTTAAACATGTGGCTAAGCCGTGCAGGTACGGATTTGAACACGGCAGAAGGGTATCAGCGCACACGTGCCGCTATTGATTCGCTGCCGGTTAAGCCAGGGCTAATTGTAGTCGATACGCTTCACCGCTTTTTATTGGGTGATGAAAATTCATCTGAAGACGCAAAAACAATGTTGGATGCCTGCGGCGCACTAATGCAGGACTATGATTGCAGTGTTTTGCTTGTGCACCATACCGGCGTCAGTGATGAGTCTCAACACCGTGCGCGTGGCTCGTCTGCGTGGCGTGGGGCGCTGGATATTGAATTGTCAGTGGTACCGGCAAAAGAAGGTGAGCCTATGCAGTTAGTCCAGCGCAAAAGCAAGGATGCTGAACTAGCACCGACTTTGTTCATGAAACTTGAAACAGTAGCTCTGCCGTGGATTGATGAAGATGGCGAGGCGGTAACGAGTGCCGTTATTAAGATAGTGCAAGGGGAGGAAAAGCAATCGCCTGGCAACAAAAAGCATGAGGATTTATTCGTCCTGGCATGGCAGCATCTTGGGCAAGATTACGTGCGCGGCTGTCGCTTTGTCTCAAAATCTGCGCTTAAGGAATGGCTTATGAGCGTGCAAGGGATGGCAAAGCGAACGGCTGAAAACGCTGTTTGTGTGTCGTATGAAGACAAAATGATGGGGGCGCTCATAAAGGCTGGCCGTGTTGCAGTAGAAAGCGGCGGGTTTATTTTGGTGCAAACAGGTGATGAGGCTGCAAGCAATTTGATTAAAAAATAACCTAAAATCTGTTGATAAGTCTGTGTATAAGAGTTTTGAAAACGGGCCTTTTTGGCCCTTTTTTGTATCTAAAAAAGACAAAAAACTAGCCAAAATGCGCCAAAAATTGGCCTGTGGATAAAAACGCGATTAGGGGGATTTTTCTACTTCCCCCTAATCCCCCTAAAATCCCCCTAGGGGGATTCTGTAAACTACAAAACCCAATAAAATCAATGGTTTGCGGCATTTTTTGGCTGTGGATAACTTTTCCCCCTAAACCCCCTAGGGGGCAAAAAGTACTATCCCCCTCCGCTCCCCTACACCCCTATGTTTACATAGGGTGTAGGGCGGGGGGATGTATGCGGTAGGGTTGGGGTGGATTTGTGTTATCACACAATAATTGCATATTATTAATAAATTAAATAAAATGAGCGCTAAACAATAAGGAGGCTTTATGATTGATAAAAATGTTCCACTACCGACAAATAGAGTGGATAGCGGGAAGTGGTCTAGCATTGCGGCAAGTATGGATGTTGGTGACTCATATCTTGATGCAAATGGTTTTAATAGTTCTGCGTCTGGGTCTAAGGCGCTAAGTGCTTTTATCCAATACGGGAAAAAGCACGGCATGACATTTACGGCAAGGAAGGTTAATGGCGGAGTACGGATTTGGAGGGCGTCATAATGGCGACCGTATACGGATTCGGAATCAATGATTCTGGGCGCAAGGTTAAATTTACCGTAAATGGCAAAACCGAGTCTTGCCCGTTTTATGAAAGATGGAAATCAATGCTTAGGGAGTGCTACTCAAAAAAAGCAATTGAAAGGCGGCCATCATTTTCGGTTAAAAGAGTGTGTAAGGAATGGAAGTCATTCATGGCATTTAAAGCGTGGATGCAGGAGCAAGAGTGGCAAGGCATGGAGATTGATTGTGATCTATTAAGCAATGGCAATCCAATATACTCGCCTGAAACCTGTCTATTTGTTCCAAGTATTGTAAACAGGTTTATGACTGATAGCTTAGCTATTAGGGGTGCGCATCCAGTGGGTGTGCATAAAGTGACTGGAAAAAACTGCTACCAATCAAGGTGTAGAAATCCATTTACAAGAAAAAAGGAGGGCCTTGGATATTTTGATAATACTGGTGACGCACACCGCGCATGGAGAGCAAGGAAGCATGAGCTGGCTTGCATGCTCGCTGATATGCAGACAGATCATAGGGTAGCCGATGCTCTTCGGAAAAAATACTCATTGGCAAAACCTACCAGCCGCTAGCCGTATTTTGGTAGTTTTCGCCAATGCATAAGGTAGGTGGTGCGGATATGATGGGAATCATAAACAACGAGGACTAGAAAATGACAAAGCACACAAAAGGGCCGTGGGCCATTAGTGAGATGAACGCACCCGCGGGTTACGTAAGCATTAACGGAGATGGGCATGAAGCACTAGCGCTTGTTGTATGGCAGATGGATGAAGACAGTTTTTACTTGGTAGGCAGGGACGGATTCTTTTCTTTAGTGATGGGCGCTGGTTTGTATGACACTACGAGAAGCAGTCGTTAATATGATGGTGATTGTCGCTTTCTCCGCTGGTCTTTTTGTTGGGCATTATTCGACAGTTGATGCAAGTGGCTGTCCAAAATCAAATGCGGAGATGGTGCAAGCAGGCGAAGCAATCGCAGAAGCTAAGGGGGAGTTATGATTCCTAAGATTACAAAAGAGCATGAAGGCAAAACAGTGTATGCAGTACAGACAGGAAATAACTACGCGAAAGGTGATGGGAGCAGAGTAGTTATTTTCCTTGTCAAAAAAGTTTACAGAAAATATGCCGATTTTGCGCAGGCAGGCGGACTCACACAGAAACTGTGTGTAACAACCGGAGCAACAGAAGAATTGATTAGGGCTGGTTATAGAAATTCAGGGTATAAATTTTATAACTCTTTAGAAGAAATTGAACACTACCGTGCGGTAGATCGAAAGCGAAAAAAAGTGTGTGAAGTGCTTGGTAGCTTCCACATTAAGCATGTTTCCGACGCGGCGATTTTAAAAGTCTATCAAGTGCTTGTTGACGATTCTGTTATAAAAGAAAAATACGCACAGGAGGCTGGCAGTGACTAAACCAACATACGAGCAATTAGAACAAGAACGTGACGAACTGGCGGCGCGGGCGTTGCGCCAACGCGCACAGGAGGCCGGTAATGGCAACACTTGCCGCAAAGGATACTGATATGGATATTGAGCAAGCACTGAAAGAAACAGGATTTTCACGCTGCTCATTTAAAGCTGATGGGCATGATAAATGCGATGAGTGCAACAAATATATAATAAGGGCCAGCAATGACTAAACAAGAACTCGAACAGCTGAAAACCGAAGACCGCATTTTTAACGCGTTCGCTACCGGGGTTGTGGTGGGCGTTGCGGTTATGACAATCGGGGCTATGTTTTTATGATTATGTGGACGATGGCTATAACACTGTACGAAGACGCCGATGAAAACGATCTGCCCGCGTGCTGGGAGTCGTGGCGCATAGTCGCTGGCGCTGCCCCTGGTGATCTACCGGAACCGCCCGTGCCCGTTGTTTATGTAACAATGAGCGACGACGATGAGGGATTTTGCGTAGAGGGAGTCAAAATCATGTGGGGAGAGCGGCAGATTTACGGCGACAGGAAGGCGATTGCGGCAGAAGTTGGGCGGTTTATTAATCGCAGCGATCAGAAAGAGTGGGTTCTGGCATCACGTTGGTAGTTTTAGCCAATCATTTAGCGAAAATTGAGCGGTTTTGCCAATTGCTAGCGGGGTTTTGCTGGCTATTATGGCTACATACAAACAACGAAGCAAGGGGAAGGAAAATGGAAAAATTCACAACAGCTCAGATTAAAGATGCTCTGGTTCAATTGTATAAACGCAATGATGCCGACGCTAACCGAGCATACCGCATGGCGTTTGCCGAGCTGGAGCGCCGACTGGGTGATGAATTTGATGCATGGCTCGACGAGGTGGGGTTTTGAACCCCGCTGGAATTGATGTGAAAATGCCAGAGAATCGAAGCAGGAAAGAGCATCTAATGCACATTTCATACTTAAAGAGATTTGTTGGGCATGAAGAAGCTATGCGTTACTGGCTTAGAAATTGCCAGCGCATTAGCAAAAAGGCATTTAATGAGGCGTAATATTTCGAGAGCAACCCATGACACGGACGTTACTGTTGACATCCTCACGCCACCAAATCACATGCGTGATTCTGGTGGGTGATTCCTCCTGCGAGACGCTCATGCCCGAGCGCAAGAATGTTCTTGGCCGCGTTAATATCGCGGTCATGGTGCGTACCGCACACCATGCAAGTCCATTCTCTTATTCCAAGCCCTGCTCTACCTTTCGGACTACTGTCGGGAATGCTCGCGCAGCACGAACAGCGCTGGGTGGTATAGGCTTCATTAATTTCTTCAAAGACCACGCCTGCGTGAGCGCATTTGTATTCCAACATGGTCTTGAACATGCTCCAGCCAGCATCCAGGACGGACTTCGCCATCTTGGTCTTAACCAGCTTGGCGCTTGAGACATTGCCTACAAATATCGCCGCATTCTCAGTTACGAGCTTGCGGCTGAATTTATGCAGATCATCCTTTCTGCGATTGGTAATCTTGGCGTGAATTGCTTTTGCGCGCTTCTTGTTTCCCGCTCGCTGAGCAACGCCGAGCTTGGCCTCCAGTTCGCGGTACCGACGCCCCTTGACTTTATCGCCGTCCGAGGTGGTGGCTGCGTCCTTGCAGCCAAGGTCGATGCCGACAGAGGCGGTGCCTGGGGATTGCTCTGCCGGGGCTTCGATCACCACATTGAAATACCAGCGACCCCGCGAGTCCTCGCTGAAGTTGGCCGAGCGGAAGGTGTAACCGGCGAGACCGTAGGAGTCCCACACGCAGTAGTATTGGCCGTTGAAATATAGCTGACCATTTTTCCACTTCGCTGCACCGGTATTCACCGGAATCCAGCCCAGTGATCGGCGAACGCCGTGACTCTTGCGCCACGCCAGTTTTGATTTCTTGAATTGTTTGCGGCGAGTGGCGTATTCCTGCGCGACGCATTGCAATGTCTGGCTGTGAAGCCCCAATTCCTTGCCAGCGCCTTTGGTGTAGGGGTGAAGGTCGAACGCCGACAGGAATTTTCCCCGCTCCTTTATCGAGCGATGCGATAGTTCGTTGAGGTAATTCCACACCAAATTGACCGACGCCGCCTGCTTTGCCAAGGCGAGAGAGTGTTTGTCCTTTACTCTGACGCGCAAGGTTTTGGTGATGGTTTTGACTTCGATATTGACGGCAATATTCATGGGCCATATGATAGCCAAAAACAACACAGTGTACAACCTATGAAGTCCCACCATCATTGCGTTTATAACTTAAAATACCATTTGGTGTTAGTCACAAAATATCGCCAAAAATGTTTTACTGGCGAGATGCTGGACAGGCTTGAGGTTATTTGCCGGGAGCAGTGCGCGCACTGGGAAATCGAACTGGTGGAGTTTGGTGGCGAGGCCGATCACGTCCATTTGTTGCTCGATATGCACCCGAACATTATGCCCAGCAAGTTCGTGAACAGCCTGAAAACTATCACCAGTCGGATGCTCCGCAAAGAATATGCTGAATACCTGAATCGGCTTTACCGAAAACCAGTGCTGTGGACTCGCGCTTATTGCCTGATCACCGCAGGCGGGGCACCACTGGAAGTGCTTCAGTGCTACATTGAGAAGCAGGAAAGGCCGGAGAACTAGCGGTCTAGCGACCGCCCGCTATTCATCTCCCACCAAATGTTAGAGAGGGCGCAAGCGCCACTTTGGCATTATGGTAGGAGTATTTCGCGGGAGTTTGATAACCCTGGCCGCACTACTCGCGGCCTGCTCTGAGCCGTTGCAGTTCGACCAGCGGGCTTTTGATAGTGAGTACACGGCCTGCTTTAAAGCAAGTGGGCGCAACTATAGCGCCCGTGGCGCAAAGGCCTTCGCCCTGCTAGTCAGGGCTTTTTTTTATTCACACTTTTGTGCTAGTGTGCGCAGATAATAAGCGATGCAGGGACGCACACGCCAGTGCATAACGGCCGTGCTGAGGTCAAAGACATACGGCGAGAAAGGGCGTATAGTACTGACTGCCGAAGAAGTTAAAGACATGATACTTAAAGCGCCAGCGGGTACAGCGGCAAGCGCGCGGAGAGAGGTTTACACAGTTTGAATTTGACACCAAAACAAGAGAAGTATTACGTCTACCATTTGATTGATCCGCGTGACGGTTCTGTTTTCTATGTTGGGAAAGGAACTGGCGACAGGGTCTTTCATCATGAAAGAGACGCAAAGAACGCAAGGTTTTTCAATATAGAAAAGGAGCAAAGAATCCTTGATATATTGTTGGATGGTTTTGACGTTGAGCGGAAGATTGTTAAAAGATTTGAGGTTGAATCTGAATCTTATGATTATGAGCGTCAAGAAATTGATAGAATTGGACGAAAAAATCTGACTAACATCACGTCAGGAAGAACGAGTGATACCGACAGGGCAATTGCAAAGGGCGTTGAGTTTATAAAGAGAATGAACTTAAAAATCAGCGCATTGAGCGGTAGCTCGAAGGAAATTGCAATTTCTCTTAGAGATGAAATGAGTGATAACGTAAATTTAATTCGCGCGTGGAAAGATAGAGGCGCAAAAAGCGTTCAAGAGGTGTCTACTAATGGCTAGACCAACAGTAATGACTATCGATGTAGCGAATGATATATGCACAAGGCTGGCTAACGGTGAGTCGCTGCGCTCAATTTGTAAAGACGAGTCAATGCCAGCAATTAGCACAGTACTGTTAGCAGTAGTGCAAGATAGGGGCGGTTTTCGGAACAGTTACACACAGGCGCGAGAGGCTGCAGGGTATGCCCATGGCGATGGCGTCATTGAGGTGGTAGAGCTTCTGCGCGATGGAACCATCGACCCGCAAACTGGAAAGGCGATGATGGACGGGCTGAAGTGGGCTGCTGAGCGCATGGCGGCTAAGGCGCACGGAACAAAACAACAAATTGACCACACGTCGTCCGATGGGTCAATGTCGCCACACGAAAAATGGCTAGAGTCGCTAAAGTGATCGAGAAGCGCCAACAACTAAAAGATGACTTTCCTTTTTACTCTCGGAACTGCCTTTTGATTCGCACAAAAGACAAAGGGCTTTGTCCTTTTTTGTTAAATGGCGCGCAACAGTACATTCACGACAAACTACAAGAGCAGATCGAAAAAACAGGAAAAGTTCGTGCAATCATTTTAAAGGGTAGGCAACAAGGCGTCTCTACGTATGTTGAGGGGCGGTTCCTGTGGCGCACCACACACAACAAGGGCGTCAGGGCGTTTATTCTTACGCATGAGAGCGAGTCTACAAACGCGCTTTTTGAGATGACAGAACGCTATTATGAAAACCTGCCTGAGTTTGTTAAGCCTTCGGCTGGAGCTGCAAACGCGAAAGAACTGCATTTTGACAAGCTTGACTCAGGATATAAGGTCGGAACGGCAGGCAACAAAGCGGTAGGCAGGGGTCAGACAATACAGTATTTCCATGGTTCAGAAGTGGCCTTTTGGGCTAATGCCAGCGAGCACACAAAAGGCATTATGCAGGCGATTCCCGACGCCGATGGCACTGAGGTTATCTTTGAATCCACCGCTAACGGGGTTGGCAATTTTTTTCACGAGCAGTGGAAACTTGCGGAAAAGGGAGTTTCTGAGTTTCAAGCCATTTTTGTTCCATGGTTTTGGCAATCTGAATACAGCAAAAAAGCGCCAGATAATTTCCAGTCGACACTAGAAGAACAAAACCTGCAAGGGCTTTACAATCTATCTAATGACCAGCTTCAGTGGCGGCGTGTAAAAATAGCAGAACTGTCAACAGATGGCGTAGATGGGGCCAAATCGTTTAAGCAGGAATACCCAAACAATGCCGCAGAAGCGTTCCAAGTTACTGGTGGAGATGGCTTAATAACAGCGCAACAGTGTATGGCTGCAAGGTTGAACAGCTTTGATGGGAATGGCCCATACATTGTGGGTGTTGACCCATCACGCGGCGGTGATAGGTTTGCGATTATGCACAGGCATGGGCGCAAGTTATATAACCCACAAACATACAAGGGTGGCGAGTGTGACGCGCTAGGAAAGAACGTTTCACGGTGCAAGACGATTCTAGACAGTGTATGTCTTGTGGCTGGGAAAAAACCAGACATGATGTTTATTGACTTCGGCGGCGGAGCGGACATCGTGGATAGATTGCACGAGCTTGGGTACAATGATAGGGTCAGAGCAGTTAACTTTGGCTCTTCTGCTCTTGACAATGTAAAATACAAGAACAAGCGTAATGAAATATGGGGCTTAATGGCAGAGTGGCTGTCAGACGAGACAATGGCCGTAGATATACCAGACGATGACGAAGTGCAGGCCGACTTGTGCGCCTCGCCGTATGATAGGGACTCTAATGACCGCCGCGTTTTGTGGAGTAAAGACAAAATTAAAGAAAAATACGGATTCAGCCCAGACCTTGGGGACGCTGCGGCATTAACATTTTCCGAGCCGGTAGTTCAGCACGTTGCGGCATACATACCTAAACCGATTCGCACAATGGGGCGTAGATAATGGCACTTGAGCTAGACGATATTAAGCGCCTGCACGATAAGGCTTATCAATCTGGGCAATCCACACGAGACAAAGCAAGCGATGACCTTGTGTTCTACTGGGTAACTCAGTGGGATGACGCGATGCTAAACGATAGTCAACTAGCGTTTAAGGGCGAGTTTAACATGCTGCGCAAAGCAGGGCGTGACATTATGTCCGGCCTTCGCTCTAACCCTGTGCAAGTTGACTTTGAGCCGAAAGATAACAACAGGCTGGAAGCTGCCGACATTCTTGATGGCATTTATCGCAGTGTAGACCGACAAAACTTTTCGGTTGAAGCGTATAACAACGCAATGCAAGAAATGGTCGTTTGCGGCGTAGGCGCATGGGAGCTTTATGCGGATTACGAAACAAGCGCGCTCGGTG